CCATCGAGCAGTACCAACCAGCGCTGGTCAACATTGACGAAGGTGGACTTGGTGCTGGTGTAGTCGATCGGCTAAAAGAGCAACGGTACAAGATCAAGGGTGTGAACTTTGGGAACAAGGCAAAGAACGGCATGATGTACGGCAACAAGCGCGCTGAGATGTGGGGCGACATGAGGGAGTGGTTGAAATCGGCATCGATTCCGCCAGACAGATACTTGAAAAGTGATCTGATATCGCCTATGATGAAGCCTGACAGTAAAGGGTCTATTTTCTTGGAATCGAAGAAAGACATGAGGGCTAGAGGACTAGCCTCACCTGACGCTGCAGACGCTATTGCATTAACTTTTGCATTTCCTGTTGCACATCGAGAATTTAAAGGTATAATTCAGAAACATACGTATCAAAGTCAAGGCGCAGTACTTAACTCTTGGATGGGATCTTGAAATGCCATTAAAAAAATCGACAAGTAAAGAAGCTTTTAGGTCTAATGTCCGTGCTGAAGTTAAGGCAGGCAAGCCTGTCAAACAGGCGGTAGCGATTGCTTTTAGCGAAAAGCGTGCGGCAGCATCTTCTAAATCATCTAGCAAAATGAAAAAATAATGGCGTACGACCAAACATCAATGAACATTGTTGGCAAAGTAGCCGACACAGGTAGTAACCCAACAACGGCAGAAGATCCAAAAGATACTCTATCAGCAATGCGCGCTCGGTTTGAAATGGCGCTATCAGCATATAGCGAATCTAGGGAAGATGAACTGGATGACTTGCGGTTTATGGCTGGCTCACCTGACAACCAATGGCAATGGCCAGCGGATGTGTTAGCAACGAGAGGTTCAGTCCAAGGACAGACGATTAATGCTAGACCGTGTTTGACAATTAACAAGTTGCCACAACACGTCAGGCAAGTAACAAACGAACAAAGACAAAACCGACCCTCTGGAAAAGTGATACCAGCAGACGATAAAGCGGATGTTGAAGTAGCAGAGATATTTGATGGTATGGTACGTCATATTGAGTACATATCCGATGCAGATGTAGCATACGATACTGCGTGCGAAAACCAAGTGACATACGGCGAAGGTTATATCCGCATTTTGACTGAGTATTGCAACGATGAGTCGTTTGATCAAGATTTACGCATTGGTCGTATTCGTAACGCATTTAGTGTCTACATGGATCCAACGATTCAAGACCCATGCGGATCAGATGCTGAGTATTGTTTTATTACAGAAGATTTAACCAAAGCTGAATACGAAAGACAGTTCCCTAATGCTGCGCCAATCACATCGATGATTTCGCAAGGTGTAGGTGACTCATCATTAAGCCAATGGCTGACAGAGAATACCGTACGGATTGCTGAGTATTTTTATTACAGACATATTCCTACAAAACTAAACCTTTATCCAGGCAATATGAGTCATTATGATGGCTCACCTGAAGATAGACAGATGAAAATGATGGGTTTAAAACCTATCAAGTCTAGGACAGTTGATGTCAAAAAAGTGATGTGGCTAAAAACCAATGGCTTTGAGATTTTAGAAGAAAGAGAATGGGCAGGTAAATGGATTCCTGTCATTCGAGTGATTGGTAACGAATTTGAAGTAGATGGTCGTATTTATGTGTCAGGTTTGGTTAGAAATGCCAAAGATGCACAGCGGATGTATAACTATTGGGTGTCACAAGAAGCTGAAATGCTTGCTTTGGCGCCCAAAGCACCGTTTATTGGATACGGCGGTCAGTTTGAAGGTTATGAACAGAATTGGAAAACGGCTAACACAACCAATTGGCCGTATTTAGAAGTTAACCCAGATGTGACAGACGGTATGGGTGGCCCATTACCATTACCGCAACGCGCCCAACCGCCAATGGCTTCAAGTGGTTTATTGCAAGCAAAAGCTGGCGCATCTGATGATATCAAGTCCACAACTGGACAGTATGACTCGAGCTTAGGTGCCACAAGCAACGAACGCTCGGGGAAAGCTATTCTTGCACGTGAAAAACAAGGCGATACAGGTACTTATCACTATATCGACAACTTATCACGTGCAGTTCGTTATATTACCCGTCAATTAGTCGATATGATTCCTAAGATTTACGATACAGAGCGTATTGCTCGTATTGTTGGCTTGGACGGCGAAGTTGGCATGGTAAAAGTCAATCCAATGCAACAAGAACCCGTTAAAAAGATTGTAAATGAGCAGGGAATTGTAATGGAAAAGGTTTATAACCCAAGTGTCGGTACTTACGACGTTTGTGTGACAACTGGCCCAAGTTATATGACTAAACGTCAAGAATCTTTAGATGCAATGAGCCAAATATTGCAAGGAAACCCACAACTTTGGGCTGTTGCAGGCGATTTATTTATCAAAAATATGGATTGGCCTGGCGCCCAAGAGATGTCTGTACGATTTGCTAAGACAATGGATCCAAAATTGTTGGCTGATGATGATAAATCACCTGAATTACAAGCTGCAGAGCAACAAATTCAAGCAATGAGTCAAGAAATGGATCAAATGCACACTATGTTGCAAAATGTTAGCAAGTCAATGGAGATGCAAGAGATTGAACGTAAGGATTTTGAGGCTCAAATTAAGCTATTTGATGCTGAAACAAAGCGTTTATCAGCTATTCAAGCGTCTATGTCACCTGAACAAATTCAAGATATAGTTTTAGGTACGGTACATGGCATGATGACAAACGGTGATTTAGTTAATGAAATGCAACGTGATACTGCAATGAATATGCAAGAAGATGAGCAACAAATGATGCCTCAAGGGCAACAGATGCCGCCTGAAGGGATGCAACAATGAAACCAGCAGATTTTGTAGGCTTATTTTTCTTGGCTAGGGATGTAGCACATAGCGTACATTTGAATACAAGAAGTTTTTCCAAGCATATGGCGTTAAATACGTTTTACCATGAAATTATTGAACACGCAGACGATTTTACTGAGGCATATCAAGGCAGACATGGTTTAATTGGCCCAATTAGTCTTATGTCGGCGAAAAAAACAGCAAATATTATTGAATTTTTAACTGCACAACTTGCAGAAATTGAAGCGGCAAGATATGATGTGGTAGATAAAACAGATACTGCTATACAACAGATTATTGATAACATTGTTCAGTTGTACTTATCCACGCTTTATAAACTACGGTTCTTAGCATAATGGCAATAACAGTTACCCATAGTACCCCAGCAGACGGAACATTTAGCGCGTCAGGCGCAACTGCTTGGAACGCAGACCATACATTAGCTGGTTTGGGAACTATGGCAGAACAAAATGCCAATAACGTCAACATTACTGGCGGTACAATTTCAGGTGTTACAGGTGTAGGTACAGTTACTAGCGTTACAGGTACAAGCCCTGTAGTTTCTAGTGGAGGTAATACACCTGCAATTAGTATGCCTGCAGCTACCACGTCTGTTAATGGTTATTTAACATCTACAGATTGGACAACATTTAACGGTAAACAAGATTTATTGATAAGTGGCACCAACATTAAAACTATTAATGGGTCATCAGTATTAGGTAGCGGTAATTTAACTATTTCTACAAGTGCAGGTGGATCAAATACAGAAATTCAATACAATAATAGTGGTGCATTTGGTGCAAATGCAAATTTTACATACACAGGGAATGATGTTAATATACCGTTTGGAACATCAAATTCTGCAACTTCGGTTGCTAACATTGCATTAGCTCTTTCTATGATTGCTTGATATGGCTATAAATTACCAAAATCAATTAACAGCATCAATAACGTCAAACACGACTGTATATAATCCTACGACTGTTGGTGTGCAATGCACGTTAATTGGACTGTTAATTGCTAATACAACAACTTCCACTATTACTGCAACTGTAACTTTAACGTCAGGTGCAACGACTGTAAACGTAGTAAAAAACGTAGTGATACCATCAGGAACATCTTTAGATGTAGTGCAAGCTGCTAAAATTGTTATTGAGAGAAACGATGTATTAGCTGTTTCTGCGACAGCTGCGGTTGATGTTACCGTTTCTGCGATTGAGGTGTCCTAATGTCATATATTGGAAATAACGTACAGCCAGTCAATAACTATGGTGCATCTGGTGGTGACTTTGATGGAGTTTCAATACTTGATAACGTAGTTCGTGGAGAGTTAGCTTTATCAACGCAAGTTATCAATCAGCCAAAAATTGATATTAACGGTAACTTAATTCTTAGTGATTCACCACAAGTAATTAAGTTAGTAACATCTACAGCAGGTCAAGCATTTACAATTGATACGATTGGCTATAACTCCATTGAGTTTACGACACAAGCGTTTATTGGTACTGTATTAGCATCTAATGACGGTATTACATACTCAGCAATTGGCGGTATTAACAACGCAGGTGCATGGGTAACTACTTTAGCAGCAGCCAATACAAGTTATATATTTCCATGTCAAGGTAGATATATTAGGTTAACAGCAACAACTGTTGGTGCATTTACATACAATTTAAGAACTGTTCCTTTTATGGGGAACAACATATCCGCCATTGGTGGTTCTGCTGTATCTGCTTCTACTGCACAGTTAGGTATGTCGTTAGTTAACATTGGTGCTGCTGCTCAATCATCAACTAACCCATTAAACGTCACTCCTGTTGCATTGGCAGCGACAAACAACCAAACGATTGGTCAACAAATTATTACTGCAACGGCTGCTGCGGTAGTTCAGGCAAAAGCTACGGCAGGTCGTTTGACTATGCTCAATATGCAGAA